AAGCGTTAAAAGACTCAAAGTTTGCGGGAGAAGTAACACGAATTTATAACAAGTTACTAGAAGCGAAAGCAAAGAAATAATCACTCGTTGGCAAAAGTCAGCGATCTTTTAATTTAAAAAATTTGAGGAGGCTACAAATATGCCAGTACCAACTACGTACGATTTTCAACAACAAGTAAGACAAATGCAAGCGAATGTGGATTTAATTTTAACGAAAGCACCTGTTCTTTTCGGGTTAATTGGGGTAGGCGAAGGGTTAACACAAACGAAATTTGAATGGCAAAATGATTACTTAAACTCAGATACAGGTATTGTGAAAACTGCAGCAGCTGTTGGTGCTACAGACCTGGTTTTAGAAAAAGGTGAAGCTCGTAAATTCACTGAAAATGCACTTGTACAAAACGGTTTAGAAGTGCTACGTGTAGTAAGTGTTGATGAAAATGCAGATAAAATCACTGTGCAACGTGGTTACGACGGCACGACAGCGGAAGCAATTACAGCCGGTGGAGAATTGAAAGTTATCGCAAGACCGCGACCAGAAGGTGAAGACGCATTCCGTAAGAATGAAATTAACGATCGTCTGGTGTCACATAACTTCTCGCAAATCTTTTCAAGATACGCATCTGTTTCACGTACACAGCAACAAGTGAACACATACGGCGTATCAAACGAATTAGATTACCAAGTAAACTTGCGTTTACAAGAGATGATTCGTGAAGCGAACACATCTTTAATTTATGGCCGTAGATATGCGGGCACTCCAGCACAACCACGTACTACAGGTGGTCTATTCGCATTTGCGGGTTCTGAGGGTTCTCATAAACAAGACTTTAAAGGGAACGAAATCGCAGCAAAACCTTTAAATGATGCTGTAGAGCAAGTGTTTACGCGCGGTGGTTCAGCAAATACAATCTTATGTGGACCAAATATCGCACGACAAATTACAAAGCTTGGTGGCGATACAATTCGTACTACACGCCAAGATACTGCGGCAGGTTACCAAATCTTATCGTTTGTATCTGATTTACCAGGTGGAGCGATTTCTAGTGTGGTAGTTGATTTAAATATGCCTAAAGATCGTGCTTTACTTCTTGATACAGAAAAAGTTAAGGCTCGTTACTTAACTCCGATTTATGATCAAGATGCTACACCGAATGGTGCGGATTACTTCTCTCGTGTCATTCGTGGAGAATTTGGATTTGAAATCAAGAATGCGAAAGAATCTATAGCTATTCTTGAGAATGTTTCTAAAACAATGGCTTAAAAGGTAGCATTTCAGCTACCTTTTTTGCATTTTGAAAGGAGTTTTAAATATGCCTATTTCTGAAAATCAGGCACAACGGTTAAACAACTCAATGCCAATTGCGAATGAGTTTAAATTAGGTACGGCTATTAAAGAACTACAAGAAAAAACAGCTCAACTACCTAAAAAGGCTGATAAACAGGCGGACAGTACTGCAAGCGACGTGGCGGGTGTTGTGAAAGACTTTAATGCACTGATTGCGAAGCTGAAAGCTGCAGGAATCATGAGCTCTTAATAAATTTACAGTGACGGAGGTGACGCCAAATGAAGGTGTCGGAAAGGCTGGAAAGTCGGTTAGCAAAAGTTCCAAAAGTAACTCTGGAAGACATCGGAAATTGGCTAGCTGAAGCCGAAGCTGAGTCAGAGTTAACCGAAGAAGTAAATGCAAATGCTGTCTTTTATCTTGCACTATCATTTGCTTATGAATCGATCGCAGCAGACGCAGCACGTTATTTTTCTTATACAGATGGTGAGGAGTCGGTTGATAAATCGATGATCTTCGGGAACTATAAGAAATTATCAGCAGATGCTCTTAAAAAGTACAGGAAGTATAGACGGGGCAAAGGTACTCATCAAACATTTGCTAAGCGAGCAGATGGGAGATGATTACATGAGCAATTCTCAACAAGAAATGGATGCAGCACTTGATGCCATTTCTGAAGAGTTTAAGGAAGAGCATGAAAAACAGGTTTCTGATACTGTTAAGGCCATTGTCTTAATACGTTTGTTTTTGGTTGATTTACTGAATGATTATCAAAAGGACGGAATTGTGAAGCGTGGTAGGTTAAATGCGTTATTACGGGACCTGACTTTATACGAAAATGAATTTCGTAAACAAGCGGAGCAGTCATTCCATAGATTAATTGAAAACACGTCGAAATGGACCACATCAAAATTATCAGAAGCAGGTTTAGACGTGAAATCTATAACCGCAGTAAATAAGAAAATTATTCAAGAGGTTTTAAAAAGACCTGGAGAAGACGGTTTAATTCTTTCGGATCGTGTATGGAATTTATCTGGAGATATGAGGGATCGGTTGAGTAGCGTAATTCGTCCGGCAGTATTAAAAGGCGAAAGTATCAATATGATTTCTCAAAAGATTAAAGAAGTACATGATAATGAGAAATGGAAAATTGAGCGTGTGGCTATTTCCGAAAGTACTAATACGTACCGAGCAGCTACTATACAGAATGGATTAGAAAGTGAAATTGTGGCAGGTTATCAAATTATAGATAATGGCCATCGGCACCGATACCATTCAAAGCACATATGTTACAAGCTGGCAAGACGTGATGCGTATGGTTTAGGAGCTGGAAAGTACCCGAAAAATATTCCGGAAAGCCTTATGAATCAATTAATAAGCCCTCATCCACAGTGTTCGTCACGGTTAAATTACTTAATAAACGAGGAGGTGTAGCATTTGCTTACCGAAGATGATATTAAAGAGATTCGCGAAAATCGTGAAATGATTGAACAAGGACGTAAGGAACCGGTGATTTTGTACTATAAAGGTTTTTTGGAAAAGGATCCGATTATAGGAGAAGAAGTACCAGGTTTACCTCGAAAAGAAACCGTTCAAGTAGTATGGAAGAAAATCACGTTAGTCGAAAAAACAAAGTTTGATACTCTTGATGTTACTAACGGAGAAGCACTTGTTACGTTTCATTTAAGTACAGACCTGGAGAACATAGAAAAAATTGAAAGACGTGGTGTTTTTTACGTTATCAAGCTCATCGATGAAAGAGGGCTAGGCGGCGTAAATCGTAGAGAGGTAATTGTAAAGAGGGTGATTTGATGAAGGTTAGAGTTGTTGTTAAGGGGCAAACTGCTGTATTAAAAGCGCATAATCCAAATAGGTACAAAAAGCCAATTGAACAAACAGTAGAAAAACATACACGTCTACAAGCTAATCAAGCATCTAATCGTGCTCCGATATTATTTGGTCCTTTATCTGAAAGTATTCCTGCAAGTGTGAAGATGGTAGTAGGGGCAAAAATTATCGGAACATATGGATCTCCTCTTATTTACGCGGCAGTACAAGAATTTACGCACAAAACTAAAAAAGGTTTTATGCGTAAGACAGCTTTTGAAGGCGAGAAACCGTTTGTTGAAGATATAAACAAAACTGTTCAACGTGTAGCGAAGGGGCATTAGTTATGTTAAATGATGTAATGTATTCACTCAAAAAAGCTTTGGATGTCTTCGCTCCGACTACGTGGGTTTACGATGGTGTTTCTGTATCAGGAAAAGACAAGCCTTTTATTACTATCGAGGATTTGTCAGGTAAAATTGATAGATTTTCAAAAGATAATTTCTCGCGAGATCATCTTATCCAAGTAGGTGTGTATGCGGATAAAGTTTTTGACAGGAATGATTTGCAAGATAAATTAATTAACCGATTCGAAGAAGATTCAATTGACTTGTATGATACAGGCAAAAAGAATCCAAATCGAATCGGTTTTTTTAATGTGGAGGTAAAAAGCTTTGCTCCACTATCTCAAGCTGGTGTTGAGAATTTAACAGCGAAACATTTAAGTTTTATAACCATAACGATCAGAAACTAAGAGGGGGAATAAAAATGGCAAATGTAGGGAAAAGTAATGCGCCAGAGTTTAAAGGTGCGGAAACACTCTATTTGATTGATATCCCGCAAGCTGATGGGAAAACTACAAAAACGGTTCGATTTTATAACCAAACATCGGGTTCCCGATCAATTGAAGCGGGAGAAATTGAGTTAAAAACAAAGGATAAAAGCGGATCTGATTACGGTGATGTAACACAATCTGCAAGTATTGAAGGTATTTGTACAGAAGGTGACGAGGGTCTTGATTATGTAGAAGAGGCCATTATTAATAAAATTTTAGTAAGGATTCATGAGGTGAACCTACGTAGTGCAACGGCTTCCGCATTTAAGGTCAAATCAGGAACATACATGTTGAATAGCTTAGAGTTGTCTCATGAAAATGAGGAGTACTCAAAGTATTCTATCGGTTTAAAATTAAATGGAAAAATTTCTAAAGGCACAATTAGTACAGTACCTAATGGTGCGCCAACTGGTGATGTAGCTACACCATAAGTAAAGTGAGCGAATTAGCTTGCTTTTTTATTTTGAATAAAAACCTGGAGGGATTTAATAATGGCCGAAAAATCATATACACGTTTTGTAGTCAATGGAGAAGAATTTGAACTGAAATTTTGTCTAGAAGCAATTAGATTGCTAGATGAAAATGGCGGACCGATGCAATTTGTTTCTCAAACGATGCAAGGAGGAATTACAAACTTCATTGATGTGATCTATTATGCGTTAATTCATACCGCGAAAGGTATTACATATGATGCGGTACAAAAAGAGGTAGAAAAATTATTTAATGATCAAAAGCTAGATCTTGATGAAATTCTAAAGTATAACAAAGCGGTTGTGCTAAATAGTTTTTTCTTCCAGAAGACAGTGAAGAAACTTCTAGCGACGATGACAGCGGAACAGCAGAAGTCGTTCGAGAACCTGTACGCATAAATATAGATGAATTGCAAGGTGAGTGTTTTCGTTTTTTTAATATGACCACCTTGCAATCTTGGCGTATTAGCCTCAAAGAATACCACATTATGCTCAATGGATATAAAGAACAATTACTGGATAAGTACGAGTTTGCAAGTGTACAAGCTTTGTTTAATCGAAATGCACAAAGCGACAAAATCAAATCATTAGCGGATATATATACACGTCCAGAAAGTGTTCGTGATATTGAAAAACAAACACAAGAGCGACAAGAAGTGGTTGAAAAGATTCAAAGAAACGAATCGTTCTTTGATCAAATAGAATCGATGATTAAAAGTCAAATAAAAGAAGAGGAAGGGTAGGTGAGGTGAATGAGCCAGAACAAGGTAGAAACTCAGGTGATTGCAGATGTATCTAATTTGATAAGTAACCTTGGACAAGCTACACAAGCTTGGAACAAATTTTTTCAGCAGATTAGTAGACCACCTCCTATCCCACCAGCGCCACAACCGCCAGCGCCTCCACCATTACCGCCAGCGCCACCAGCACCACCGCCGCCTGATTACTCAGGATGGCGGGCTAGATTTCAAGAAGTAGGTAACCAAGCAATTGAAATGGGCCGACGTGTGCAGCAAACAGGACAAACGATGCAAAATGCATTTGGTCCTGCGGCTGCAGCGTCGG